AGACGCAGCAGTTCCGGGTCGCTTTGAGGGCGTAGGAAACTTGCGTCAACGTGAAATACTGGCAGACGAAGCGGCTCGCATTGAGGCTATGGATGATGACGCAGATGTATTTGCGGCAGACTCAGTTGATGAAATCGGTGAGTTGCTTGCGCAACTGGACGCGAAGCCTAAGCCCAAGCCTACCGTTGATGATCAAATGCCAACGCCTGAAGAAACTCTTCAAGCTGCCACTACAGGTGGACGTGGCACAACTGTTGAAAAGCCGGGCGAACGCGCAGCTTATATGAAGATGCAAGAGTCTTTGAAAAAAGGTTCAGAGAAAACCAATGCGGCTGAAGATGCATTTACAGCAGCTATGGCTGATGTATCCAAGGCCAAGAAGGGCGAGTCCAAAGCGGATGCAATTGCTCGGTATAAGAAAGAGTTCCAAGAAGCTACAGGCATTGATGCAAGCGGTAAGATCGACAAGAGCCGTGCGCTTATGGCGTTTGGCTTGGCATTGATGCGCAACAAAGCAGGTGGTAAAGGATTCTCTGGTGCGCTTGAAGCATTGAGTGGCGCAGGCGAAGCGGCAATGCCATATATCGACAAGGCAACTGCGGATGCGAAAGCTGCACAGCTTGCAGCAGGTCAATACGCATTGCAGCAACGTCGTGCAGATGTTGATGCGGCGTTAGCGGCAGCAAAAGCCGATCAAGATTTTGCCCGAGAGAAATATCTAAAATGGTATGAATCTAATTTAAAAATGAAAGAGCAAGACGCTAAAGCTACTTTAGATGCGAATCTAGAAGTCTTGAAGGCTCAGACAACTGGTGGCGACTATAGCAAGACCAAGGATCGGAAGTTTGTAGACGGTCAAGGTTCATCAGAATCATGGAAAGTTCCATATGTCTATGATTCGAAAGACCCGAACGGTGGCTTTTTCCTAAAGCCTGAAGCTGCAATTCGTAAACACATTCAAGGTCGTGATGGTGTTGTTGATGCGCGTGAAACAATTTCAGCGTTGCGTACAGCGGCGACAGAGATTGCAGAGGGTGGCGGTACTGTAGAAGTCGCGTACCAAAAGCTACACTCTTTGATGAAAGCTATCGCTCCATCACAGTATTTGACTGGTGAGCCAACTAACGTTGAAGACTACAACTACGAAACGAAAAAACTGCTCAACCAATACAAGCGTTTTCTTACACAAGAAACTGGTAACGGTATTTCAAACCGTGACGTTGAAATGTGGACAGACGATCTGATGGGCAACATCGGTTTCTTTACAAACCTTGATGCTACATTGAACGCTCTTGATGGCCTTGATCAAATCTTTGGTGCAAAGCAAAATGACTTTGATAACGCACTTGAAGAATTGCTTGATCCATCTAATCACCAAGCAGGAACTTATGATAAGATTCTTGAAAAGTATGGTACGTTTGAAGACCTACAAGGATTAGGTTCACTTGTGTTTGTGGATGGTAAGCTAGTTAGGAAATAGTAATGCCTGAGATTCAGCTTGAAATTAGACCCGGCGAGTTCATTCCTTTTGAAATCAAAGGGGATAAACCAACGTATCCTGAGATGTTGCAAGCTGAACGTTTGATCAAGCAAATGGACAGACCAGTTTCTCCACTTGCTGCTAGAGATGAAACGCCAATTGACAAAGAAACAGGCATTCGAGACTCTAAGTTGCGCCGTCAACTAGCTCGCGCTGAGACAGGTGGCGAAGAAGAAGCGGTTCTTTCGAGGTATGGATTCCGCGAAGGCGATTATATCCGCGACAATCGCGGCAATCTTGCTTTAACACCAAGAGGTGCTGCATTAATTGGCGTAGATACCGACAAGCCCATAGCAATTGATGAAAGCGGTTTCTCTCTTATGGACCTACAAGACTTTGTAGGTGCTGCGGGTGAAGAGATCGTTGGTGGTGTTGCAGGTGCACTTGCAGGTCAAGCAGCAATCCCTGTGCCGCTTCTAGGTGCGGTTATAGGTGCGGGACTTGGTACTGGTGCAGGTAAAGCTGTTGAGGAAGCCACAGAGTCGTTACAGGGCGTACAGCGTCAGGAACTGAGCGACATCGGCGGTGACATCTTAACAGAGGCCGCTATCGGTGCTGCGGGTGAAGGTATATTTGGTGTTGTAGCCAAAGGTTTTGGCGGGATAGCGGGTCGCGGTCGTGTTGGGGCGAAGTTGACACCTCAAGCACAACAAGAGGTCGCAGAAGCCATCGGTTCTAACTATAAGCCATCTATCTCAGCTATGGGCGGTCCATCATTGATTGGTCGTCAGCAAGCAATGTCAGAAAAGGCGTTAGGTACATCTAAGCGTCTTAGAGACAATCACGATCAAATCATGGAAGACTTGGCAAAGCTCAGATCGTATGGTGCTGAAGGTGGCATGGACATTGATCGCACAGCGGCAGTTTTGACTAACGCTGTTAAGTCAGGCGACACCGCATTGCTGCAAGCTGAAAAGACTGCAACAAACAACCTAATCAAGCACATGGATGACATTGCGGTTCAAATGGGTAAAGCAGCGGACAAAGACGCTGCGCTCAACACAGACATCCAAAATGCTTTTGTAAATGCTTTCAAGGCATTTGATGATGAAGTTCAAAAGAAATATGCCAACATTCAAAACTTAACAACAAGTGCGGTTGGTGATGCGCGATTGTTTAACACTCGTGGATTGAAAGCAGATGCGCAGGTTGAACTAGATCGTTTAGTCGCAGCGGGTAGTGGTAACCTTGGAAAGTCTCGACAGGCTGTTGATGAATTGATGAAACTGCCAGACGATGCGTCATTCACTCAAATCTACAAAGCTCGTAAAACATTGAATGACACATGGATGGGCAACTATGGCTCAGACAGTGTTAGATTGATGAAAGATAACTTTCTTGATAAGTTGGATGCTTTCATTTCACCACAAGCTGTTGAAAACGCATTCCGTCGCAAGACCTTCCGCGACATGATGGAGTCTGGTGTAGCCACGGCTGAAGACAAGGCATTGATGAGAAAGGTCGCTCAAGAGATTCCTAAAGTCCGCAAGTTTTTTAGCGATGGTATGGATGCGTTTGAAAAAACATCTAGTGCGGCAAGCCTGAAAAGTTTGAACAAAGCAGTAAAGGGTGGGAAAGAACTAAACCCTCAAAATGCTTATAATAACCTTATTAGAGCAGACAATCCTAAGCTCTTAAAAGATGCTCAGTCCGTGATAGAAACTAATCTAGGCAAAGGTGCATTTGATGATATTCGCAATCGTGCCGCAGGCGAATGGTTGCGCAAAGCAATGCGTGAGTCTGGGTCAACTTTAGATTCCACGAGAAAGTTTAGTGGTAGCAAGTTCAAAGAAAAGCTGGAGGCGCTGGGCACAACAGCCGATGAATTGTTCGGGTCACAAGCAAAAGAAGTCAAAAAGCTGGCTGACCAGCTAGATTCTTTGTCTCTTACTAGGATTGATCAAAGTGTCATTGATGACTTTGTTGCATCCGGGGCGGACGATGCTGGAGTTAACTTGTTAAGAAATGTTCGGGATATTATGAAGGAGAAGGCAGACTTTGACGCGGTTCAAGTCGCTCGTAAACTTCGTAGTGGCAACATCACATCCAGTGAAGCTGCTGATCTTCTCGCAAGCCCATCTATGCGCGGTGATGACATTACACAGCTAGGCAAGTTCTTTAAAGACAAGCCTGCGGAACGCGCAGAGTTGCAGTCATACTATATGCAAAGCCTGATCGGTGACTTCGAAGATACATTCTTAACAGACAAGAAAGCATTCAAACTGTTATCTAAGCGAATCGAACAGGCGAAAAAGTCTGGCAAGATTGATGCGCTATTTGATCCAGAAGAAGCGAAAGCTATCGGTCTGTTTGGTCAAAACATGAAGGTTCTTGGCGTATCTGCTGAGGGTGGTGATCTTGTTGCGGCAAACATTGCAGCGAGTCCACTAGAAAATTTAGGAACACTTGCTCGGCTTAGTGTCGTAGGTCGTGTGCTATCTACAGGTCCATTCTATACAACATTCATGAAAAAGTACGGACCACAGGCGGCAACGCAAAAAACTAAATCTGGAAAGATGAAAGTTTTCTTAGAAACTCTGAACGATGTTCTTGGCGCAGCAGCTCGTCAACAGACTGCTCGTGGCATTGCAGGCGTTACATCTTCACTGGGTTCAGAAGCAGAGCGCATTGCTGAAGGATTAGGCGAGCAACTTGAATCTCGTGTCCCGGCAGCGCCACAGATAACCCGAACAACTATTCCAGTTCCTGAAGTTGCCCCGGTAGATACCCCCAGCCTACCGCAAAGCTCCAGCATCCGCGAGCAAGCAAAGCAAAACCCAGCAGTAGCAGCGACACTACTGGGCGGACTTGGCAATATGGGACTACTCTAGTCTTCGATAACTGATGCGATACCGCCAATGCCAACTGCGGCAGGGCGGTATGACTGCCGTGCATTTACACGCGCTTGAATCTCATCGTATGCTTCGTCAATCATACGCGATAGCTGTCGCCCGATAGCACGATCTTCTTTTTCTGCGATGTAAACTAATTTGTCGTAAGCCTCTATTGAAACACCGACTGATTTGTATTTTACTGGATTTGGCATGGAGGACTTTCCCATAAATGACGTTTCCTACTGTATATAATCCCAAGCGACGTGGGTCAAGACCCAAGTACGGCAACAAGAAAGTAACTGTGGATGGCATCAAGTTTGACTCCAAGTGGGAGTCAGAGCGATACCTGTATCTGAAGTCTCTCGAACGCGCAGAGCGGGTCAAAGACCTTGAGCTACAGGTGCGATACAATATAGCGATCAACGGTGAAAAGATTTGCGCCTACATCGCAGACTTCCGCTATCAAAAGCAGGACAAAAACGGCGACTGGTACGAAGTTGTCGAAGATGCCAAGGGCGTCGAAACCCCTGAGTTTAAACTAAAAAAGAAATTAATGAAGGCCGTCCACGGCATAGAAATATTTTTATCTAAAAAAAGTCGTTGACATATCCCAAGCTATATGGGATAGATAGGGTTCTAGTAAATTAAAGCGGAAAGGAATCGACATGAATAGTCGTGAACTGTTCGAACGTCGAGAAGAACTCAAGTACGTGATCGCGGACTTGAAGGTCGAACTCAAAGATGTCGAACAACAAATCTCAGATATGTTCTTGGACCAAGCCCGTGACGCATTACGCGCAGACGGTAAAGACTTTGGCACCACATATATTGTTGCGGGTAATCGTAAGCTCAAAGCTACGGTACGCAAGAAAGTTGTGTGGGACCAAGACGAGCTTGGTAACGTGTTGCAGTCCATGCCAGAGCAGGACGCACGTCACTATGGAAAACTTACGCTTGCAGTAGACGAGCGTAAATACACAGCCGCACCACCTGCCATTCAAGAAATGCTTGAACCATGCCGTAGCGTGGAAATTGGTGGTTTCTCAATCGAAGAGGTAGACTAATGGCCCTACAAATTATCACAGCCGATCAACGCCTAGCTGAAAAGAAAGGCCACAAGATCGTAGTATGCGGTGCAAGCGGTGTGGGTAAAACCACACTGGCTCGTACCCTAAACCCTAGCACCACTCTGTTCTTGGACTTGGAAGCAGGCGATGCCGCTATCGAAGGATTCCCTGTTGACGTATTGCGTCCACGAACATGGCAAGAGTGTCGTGACCTCGCATGTTTCATTGGGGGTCCAAATCCCGCGTTGAGCGAAGATCAACCATACAGTCAAGCGCACTACGATTACGTCGTGTCGATGTTTGGCGACAGCGTGGAGATCATGCAGAAGTATGATACGCTCTTTGTAGACTCTATCACAGTTGCAGGGCGTTTATGCTTTCAGTGGTGCTTACAGCAACCAGACTCACGCTCAGAGCGGTCTGGCAAGCTAGACACCCGTGCAGCCTATGGCATGCATGGTCGTGAGATGATGTCTTGGCTAACTCACTTGCAGCACATCCGCGAAAAGAATGTGGTTTTCGTTGGCATTCTTGACGAAATCACAGATGATTATGGGCGTAAGCAATACGCTCTACAGATCGAAGGCAGCAAGACAGGGCGTGAATTGCCCGGGATTGTTGACGAAATGATCACAATGGCTGTTCTTTCAGGTGACCACGGTCAGTATCGTGCGTTCGTCTGTCAGCCTCTGAACGAATGGGGTTACCCTGCGAAAGATCGCTCAGGTCGCCTCGACGTATTGGAAGAGCCACATCTGGGTAAACTGATGGACAAAATGTCCAGTGGCTCTCCAGACCAACCAAAGGATTTGACATTCGTTGATCCTGCAACTCAAAACTCTAGCGAAGAGGAGCAAGTAAATGCTTAATCTAAACAATGTACCCGCAGACGATAACCCACAAGAGCGTGAGTTCTCGCTAATCCCTAACGGCACAGTGTGCCGCGCAGTCATGGTCGTCAAGCAAGGCGACATGGAAATCCCTGAGTTCGGTCAAGGCGCATGGTTCAAGAAGTCCATGTCCACAGCGGCGAAGTGGATGGAACTGGAGTTCACAATCGTGGGCGGTGAGTATGATCGTCGCAAGTTCTGGGACCGTGTGTTTGTCGATGGCGACAAGATGGGTCAGAGCGGCATTCCACAAGCCAAAGAGATTGGTTTGCGTACACTGAAGTCTTTGATCGAAAGTGCGCGTAACATTGATCCTGCGGATATGTCACCAGAAGCACAGCAAGCTCGTAATATTTCTGGCGTTTTTGACTTAAACGCACTAGAAATCTGTGCTAAGGTCGGAATCAAGAAGGGCACAAACGGTTACTCTGATAGCAATCGTCTGATCGCTGCCCTGACACCTAATTCGCGGGAGTTCGTTCCAAGTGGACAAGCTCCAGTAATGCAGACCCCTGCGGCTGCACAGACAATGCAAGCTGCCCCCGCGCAGCCTCAAGCGTCTGGTGCTGTTCCGTCATGGGCGCAACGCTAATCTAGCGGCAAGGCCAATCCGCGCCTGCTAGACCACGGACAGGGGGGCCGTGGGCCGCAATCCCCCCTCACTTTTCTAGCGAATAGGTGTTCCAATGTTATTACGTCCCTACCAAGAGGTAGCCGTCAACGACGCACTCAGTGCCCTCGACAAGCACGGCAATACCCTAGTTGTCGCACCAACAGGTGCAGGCAAAACCATCATGCTCTCTGCGCTCGTAGGCAAGCGTCATAAGAAGGGCAAAAAGATTCTTGTCGTCCAACACCGCGACGAACTTGTTGAGCAAAACCAATCCAAGTTCAAAAAGGTAAACCCCCTGATGACCACCAGTATCGTCAACGGTACGGTTAAGCATTGGGAAGGAGATGCAGTGTTCTCAATGGTTCAGACCATTTCGCGTGAACGCAATCTCGCACAGCGTCCCAAGTTCGATATGGTCGTCATTGACGAAGGTCACCATGCAGCGGCTCCCACGTATCGTCGTGTGATTGACGCGATCCTTGAAGACAACGACAGCGCAGAGATCGTGGGCTTTACAGCTACGCCTAACCGTGGCGATGGCAAAGGCTTGCGCTCAGTTTTCAATAATTGCGCAGCGCCTTTTATGCCTCCAAGGGGGTTTTTTATTTCGTGAGCAATAGAACGTGTTATCATTTGTGTAGTATTATTTTGGCTAGTAACATTTGCATTTTTTAAAATATTTTCTAAATCTTTTTAATTATCTTCATCCAATTGCACGATGATTGCATTAGGAGACACACGGAGAGAGGCAAGGGCAGCATCCTCAATCAATCCGTGTGCCTGTGTTAGCGTATAGTATTATAGCAGTTAAGCCTATACGCTAACACTATTACTTAAGTAGTGAGACACGAGCGTAGCGCTCCCAGTCGTCCCCGAAGGCATCCTTCAACTCAGCAGCTTTGACTACCGTCCGTAGTGACTGCTCACGGAGTCCTTCGAAGTTATTGGCTACGAAGTCTAACACGTTGTTCTGTCCAGCATCATCCATATTGAAGTCGTTGAGTAGTCCGTCCTGTGCTACCTGACGGATGCGTAACAGTCGCTCTCTGTCCGTGCTAATATCACAACTCATATAGTGTGAGCGTGATGTTAGTGCATCCAAGTGTGGCTTGAGCTTACTGGACTTAACGTTATTGAAGTCGATGTTAGTTAAGAAGATAGCCGATGCTTCGAAGTCAAAGCGATCTGGAATACCTTCTCTGTCTAATACTCTGCTCTCTGTGTTCCAGCATATGGTGCGCTTGGCTTTACTATCCAGTGCTGCCTTTAGTATGTTCAACATCAGTGTGTCTTCGAAGATTGTATCGGTGTCATCGAACACTACAACCTTACCTGCCTCACGATACTTGTATAGTGCCTTGTATAGTCCTATTGGTGACATAGCACCTTTGATTACTGTATATGGAACTTCCTTCTCTGATAGTGTGGAGAGGATGTTGTGCTTGGATAGTTTGCGCTCTACTCCGTGTGACTTGCCTACACCAGCTGGGCCAGAGATAATGAGTGACTTGATCTTGCCTTTCTTTGCTGCGCCTGTCAAGTCTTCAAGCATCTTGAAGCGCTCGCGCATTCGTTCAATGATCTCCTCATCTGTCTCGTTGGATAATGTCGTTGGGATCGTCATATTATCGCCTTCGATGATATAGTGTGAGTCTGTTACTCTGATTCTAATGTTCTTGTTGGGAAAGCCTGTTACGGCTGTAGCATCTACATATACCTCATCGTATCCGCGAGGCATAGTTTTGATGTTCTTTACTATTGGGAAAGTCTTTCCTGCTACTGGAATAGCTCTGTTTCCTACTGCATTATGGAAAGATGTTGAGCGGGGATCAAATGTGATAGTTGCCATATTGTGTGCCTTTCTTGTGCCTGTTTGTTTGCCTAACGCCTAACTGTATATATTTATTATATAGCCACCGTTACAATATGTCAATATCTTTTTTATAGATCTACCTTGAACTCAACGGTATCGAGGAATGCTGCGGACTCACGCTCTTCTACTGATAATGGACCATGGATGCCAGTTGTCACTCGCTCTAGGTAGTCAAGAGCTTCTGAGTTGGATACAACCCGAACTTCTGGGATGGTTACAATCTCTCCACCGTTAGCGAGGAATCTTTTAGTTGCTTCTTCTATTGTTATTCTGTCCATGATGTTCCTTTTAGATAAAAAATGTTAGACTGTAAATAATAGTTGGCATTAATAGTATTGCTACAATTGGTGTCATTCTAATCATCTGTCGTCTCCTAATAATAGTTGTCTGTCAAGTCGCCTAACTCTCCACCAAATAGATCTGGATTCTCTAATAATTCAGCACCTTCAATCAGCTTACGGATAACCTTGTTGATTGCGTCCCTCTCTCCAATGAGGACATATTCAGTCATGTCGTTCTCATAAGATGAGCCATAAACTGTCGCATCAACTGGACATACAGTCTTGAGTAGAGGAAGCATCCGCCTCATAAATCCGTTATCGCCTGTTACTAATACTTTTAACATTAAGTCGTCTCCCGTGTGTTAGTTATTACTTACTATACTTCTAATTATAGCAGAGATGAGAAAAAAGTCAAACCTTTTTCTCATCTTTTTTTGCCCTATTATCGTCCAGCAACGGAAGTGTCGCTTTCCATTGCGGGGAGGATCTCTTCGTGATATACATTAAAAGTAGCTGGGCGGTTAGCTTCTACCAATGCTGGAATGATCTCCTCATCCATAACATTGAAAGTTACTGGGCGGTTAGCTTCGATCATTGC